CATCTTCGCTGTGGCCATCGCGCTGCTGCTGCTGTTGATCTGGTTCTTGCCCTAGGGGCGGTGTGTGCCCTGGCAGTTTTAAGGGAATGGGATGCGGAAGCGCAGCAAGTACAAGCCAAAGGGCACAAACCCCTCGGCACATCTGATGGCCATGCAAGGGGCGGCAAGGCTAACCACTACCGATGTTCTGAGGTTCATTGCCCCGCTTGATGCCGCGATCGAAGCCGCAAGGCAGGCCAAGGCCACGAAGCAGAACTGGCAGGCGGTCTTCAACGCCATCAACCTGATCGAGGCCCTGGTGGAGATGAAGGTCGCAAAGGACGAAGGTGGGGCGATAGACGCCCTGCAGCAGGCGGTGATCAGCGCCCTGGATCGGTTGAAGGAGACGGGCAGCAAGACCCTCAAGGCTCAGGAGATCAACGCCCTGATGGACCTCCTGGGGCTGTATTCGGAACTCCTGGCGGGGATCACCCACAGCGAACTGTTCGACGCGCAGGAGAAGGTAAGCAGAAGGATCATCCGGGTTCTAGCGCAGGGCCCGAACGGCAAGGATGTTTTGTTGAAGGTAACCGGAGAGAACTATGAGCGAAAAGATCATTGACCCCAACGACGCGATCGACTTCATGATCGCCAACTCGAAGAAGTACGCCCAGGCCAAGGCCAACCGGACGTATCTTGAGGAATATCGCAAGACCATGAAGGCCGAACTGTGCAAGGACGCCCTCACGCACGGGTTCGAGGCGGTCAACGCGCAGGAGAGGGAGGCGTACAGCCACCCGGACTACAAGCAGCACCTCCTGGCCATCAAGGCCGCGATCGAGGAGGAAGAGCGGATGCGGTGGCTCATGGTGGCGGCACAGGCAAGGATTGATGTCTGGCGTTCCCTTGAGGCGTCCAACCGCATGATTGAGAAGGCGGCACTGTGACGACCATTGCAGAGCGCAAGCACATGGGAAAAGTGGCAGAACTCGGATGCTCCGTCTGCAGGAGGATCGGCTATCCCGGCACGCCCGCGGAACTGCATCACCCGAGAGCCGGTGTCGGCATGGCCAAAAGGGCAAGCCACTTCGATGTCATCCCCCTGTGTCCTGAGCACCACAGAGGGAAGACTGGGGTGCACGGGCTAGGCACGAAGGGCTTCCCCAAGCACTGGGGCTTCACAGAGCAGGATCTCCTAGAGGACACCAAGGCTCTTTTAATTCCGAGTAAAAGTTAGGGTTTATCGCTAGACACGGACTTTGATTTCAAATTAAAGTTCACACCACTGCAGCACGGTGTTGCGGGTAACAGAGAAAGGTAACTGATCATGGACGCAAACAACATCCCTCTCCTGGCTGCTGACGAACTCGGCCTGATCCTGGCGCAGATCGCCGAACTGACGGCCAAGGCCGAGGAGATCAAGGGCGCGATGAAGGATGTCGCCACCAACGGCGGCGGCTCGGTGTTCGAGGGCAACTACTTCAAGGCTTCGGTGATCGAAGCCAACCGCAAGGTCACGGACTGGAAGGCCATCGCCAAGGTCTGCAACATCCCTGAAGATGTCATCGTCGCCAACACGAGCATCACCGCCGTGTTCTCGGTCAAGACCAACCCCCGTTAATCAATCTGGGGCTTCGGCCCCTAAGGAGTTTTTATGTTTCCTGATGAAGTCATCCAGTCTGCCTTGGTAGACAAAATCGTCGCACTTCAAGATAAGGAGAGTCTGGATAGGGACATGAGAGTGACGCTAACCAGAGTCGTTTTCAATTTCATCTTCCAAGCCTATGGATACGATGTCGCCATGGACCTCGCGAAGCAAATTGATAGCGCCTATGACGAGGAGTTTGGCAAGAACCATGGCCTCACTGACTATGTTGATTGCAACTATGGCAAAGACTAGGGGAATCGTGAATGAAGACAGAAGAACGCATCGCCGCGGGCGTGTGCCTGTTGGGTTGGATACTGGTCTACCTCTTCGCCATCTCAGTGCTGCTGATGGATCTCCTGGTCTGGAGACCGGGCTAGTCCAAACACCAAACTGGTGGCCCTTTGCCTACACAACGCCTGACAACCTCAAGCGCCTGAAGCGGCAGAGGGCCATCATCAAGGTCAAGCAGTGGGTCCGATGGCCAGAGGCTCCGTTCTAGGGAAACCACCTAGTTGACCCCAGGCTCTAACTTCGTGTTAAACTTGCATCACTGCAACAGAGCAGGTAACTGAGAAAGGTAACTGACCATGAACATCGACCAACAACTGAATGCCCGCCAGTCCCGCCGCATGGCTTCTAACGACCGCTACCTTGCCCGCCTGGAGCGCCGCGAGGAAGCAGCCGACCAAATGATCGGCGAACTGTCTAGCGGCAAGTGCTATGTGTGGCCCCAGGGCGGCAAGTACCGCGAAGGCACCCGCGCCGAACTGGTGCAGTTCCTGATCCGCAACAACTACGCCTGAGGAGAGCGACATGGCCGGCCCTTGGATGCGCGTTGTCCCGCCCGGTTACGGGCTGTGCAACCTCTCGGAAGATCAACTGGTCAATAGGCTTGGCCGCATGGGTGAGGCGCCCCGTATTCATGCGCCATCCGTAATTCGCGCCACCTACGCAGAGGCGGAGCGGCGCGGTCTAGTGACGCGCAGCGAGGCCGAAGCCGGAGTTGCGATCTGCGTGAAGATCAGGCCACTGAAGACTTCCGATAACGGTGCTCCCTACTGATGAACACAAGGGGCTTGCGCCCCTTTCCAACTTCGTATTAAAATGCAAGCACTGCACAACGCAGGGTAACTGGAGCAAGATGATGAAAAAGAACCGTGAATACATCTATGTGGGCGAAGAGTTGTTCGAGGTGGTGATCCACGGGGTCACGCGCCATCCGCGCTGCCACCTCATGGAGTCCATCTATGACTTGGGTTGGCTTGAGATCGACTACACAGTCCTCGACATGGACGGCAAGCGAGTAGACGGTGAGACCTGCGACATGGAGTGCATCGAGCGCGAACTGCAGGAGATCTACGCATGAGCCTGCAAGACCTGATCAACCTGGACGAGGCCATCGCAGAGGCGGAGGGCCTTGTCTCTGCAGCACAGTGGTACTGGATGTGCGAGAGCGAGTCAGCATACTGGTCTTATCACTTCCCGTGGCTGTAAAACACTTGTGAAATCAATCACTTAACAGTAAAATCAGGGGTACAAGGAGCCGCAATCCTTAACTGCGGTGGCGGGCGGAAAAAATTAGAGCCGCTGACATCCCGGAAAGACGGGGCCAACACGCATGGGCATCGGGCAAATTCGGGCGGAGTGCAGACCGCGCCGATGAGCCGCCTGCACAAGGTGCCCAGTCGTGTTGGTGAATGCGTAGGCTGATGCGCAGACTTTGCGGGACGCTGTGATGGCGTGATGTATTCCACATCAACCCACCCGGAAGACGGAAATGCCGGAGATCAGCACCGGCCGCCAACTACCCAAAACCTCAACCGCGAGTTAAACTCTCCGGCAGTCCAATGTCTCTGAAAGTACGAGATGCCACGGAAAGCCACCAAAACCGCCGCAGAGCCTTCAAAAACCCCTGACCAAGGGGTAGATACCACCCAGGCCGCGCAAACTCCCCAAGAGCCGCCAAAGAAGAAGATTGGCCGCCCATCCAAGTACAGCCCCGAGATCGCCCAGAAGATGTGCGAGATGCTCAGTGAGGGAATACCTCTCAGAGAGATCTGCAGGCAGGACGGCTTTCCAGAGTGGAGAACCGTATACGACTGGATGTATCGGGATGACGCTTTGGGTGATGAGGGCGTCGGTCTTTCCGCAGCCATCGCACGCGCTCGCGAAGTCGGATATGAGGCTTTGGCCGAGGAATGCCTGCTGATTGCCGACAATCCTCAGTGGGGTCAGGTCCAAACCATGACCGACAAGGGCACCTCCACCACGGTCGAGGATATGTTGGGTCACCGGAAACTCCGGATCGAGACCCGGCTGAAACTCCTGGCCAAGTGGAACCCGAAGAAGTACGGCGACCGGGTACAACTGGCCGGAGACGCCGACAGCCCGCTGAAGGTGGAGGCCGACCTGACCATCTTCGACACCATTCTGAAGGGTTTAGAGCAGTCACGCCGTGGATGAACTGGCCGAAGTCCTCAAAGATCCTGAGGTCAAGAGGCAGTACGCTCTGCTGCCGAGCGACCATCAAACCGCCTTCAAGTGGCGGGCGCTGTGGCTGACCAAGGCTCATGACCATCAGAAGCCACCTCCGGGCGACTGGAGCATCTGGCTGCTCCTGGCAGGCCGCGGAGCCGGGAAGACCAGGACGGCGGCAGAGCAGATAGGTCACTGGGCGTGGCAGCAGCCTGAGACCCGGTGGCTCGTGGCAGCGCCTACCTCTGCTGACGTTCGTGCTACCTGCTTCGAGGGGGATTCCGGCCTGATCTCGGTGATCCCTCCCTCGCTGATCGCGGACTACAACCGGGCGTACCACGAGATCAAGTTGATCAACGGGAGCCTGATCAAGGGCATCCCTGCCTCAGAGCCGGAACGCTTCCGCGGTGGCCAGTGGCACGGAGCATGGTGTGACGAACTTGCAGCCTGGGATTACCTGCAGGACGCCTGGGACCAGATCATGTTCTCGGTGCGCCTGGGCAAGAAGACCCGCATCCTGGCCACCACGACTCCAAAGCCCAAGGACTTAATCATCGAACTGATCGGCCGGGAAGGCGACGATGTCTACCTGACGACAGCGAGCACTTACTCCAACCTGGACAACCTTGCTCCGAGTTTCCAAAAGCAAATCTTGCAGTATGAAGGGACGAAACTCGGCCGCCAGGAGATCTACGCTG